CTTTCGTTCGATGGATGAATTCGGCAAGGATATCGCCAACATCATCGGTCTGTTCGGATTCCCGTATGTCAGCATCATGGACAAGGGATTCCGGATCGGCTATTACGAATTCGCGGACAACCTCGTAATCGAGAACGACGGGGATGCCGATACGGATTTCCGTGTCCGCATCGTCGCGACCGGGGACGTCACGAATCCGAAGATCTCCTGCAACGGGCAGTTTGCGCAGTATACCGGCACGATGGCAGAGGGAGACGTCCTGATCTTCGACTTCCAGGAACACAAGGTCACGAAGAACGGAGCGAATGTCATCGCATCCTTGAGCGACAATTCGACGCTCACGAAGATGTCTCTTGTGACCGGAAGCAACACCATCAAATACGAAGCGGAAATCGGCGGGTCCATGATGAACGTCTATGTCTACTTCAATAAGAAATTCAACGGGGTATAAAGCATGGAAGTCTATGTTCTGGACAGCAGCTTCAAGAAGATAAAATATCTGCATCCTTTCGACTTTCAATGGGAAAGAAGGCTGAAGAAGAGCGGACAGTTCTCATGCGTCATCCTGGCGAACGATTACAGTTCGGACATGAAGTACCTCTGCTATTCAGAGGATACGGAATTCGGGATCATCGAGCAGCCGAAGTACAGCAAGAAGATCAACGGCGAGTTCATCGAACTGTCCGGGAAGTTTGCAACCTCGGCCATGAACGACTGCGTCCTGTATCCTACGGTTTATTACACAAGCAAGAACGTCAACGAGATGGCACAGAGCGTGGCAGAGACGGCATTGGCCAGCTCCTCGATGCTACGGATCAACCCGTCGTCCATAACGAATTACGCCGGCACGATGAAACTGGACAGCTGGCAGCAAACCGGAGGATACGCGGCAGATGCCATGTACAAGCTTCTGGATCTCGACGAGGCCAGCTTTGCCATACGCCGCAGCCATTCGACGGGCGTTATCACGCTGGATATCTACAAGGGCACCGACCGGACGAAAGGTTCCGGGAACAACTACGTCACGTTCGCTACATCGCTCGGGGATATGAGCAATCCGGAAATCACGGTCGATGATTCAGCCATGAAGAATTACGCCATCGTCGCCGGATCCGGGGAAGGAGCAAGCCGAATCTATATCACGGTAGACCTTGCGGATTACGATGCGAAGGTTGGCCGCCGCACGCTTTGGGTCGATGCGAAGGACGAGAACTACGACTCCACGAAACAGACCCTCGCACAATACAAATCATCGCTCTATTCGCGTGGCCTTGAAAAGCTGAACGACAACACCATCATCGTGAACTGCAATTTCGACGTCAATAACAAGGGGTATTCCTACCGGACAGACTACGACCTCGGCGATCTGGTCGACGTCGTACTGGACGAAGTAGGCCTGTCTTACAAGCGACGCATCACAGAGATTACGGAGCGATGGCAGTCAAACAGGCTCACGATCAAGCTGACAATGGGTAACAGCATTCCTACGATTTATGAAAGGGTGAGGACAAGATAATGAATAGTTTTCCGTTTGATTCGATTGTAAGCGGCTACGATGCTTCCGGGTACCCGATTTACGACAGGACGAACAATTCGAACGATCTGGCAGAGAAGATCCGCCTCCTGTTCGGTAACGGCGTATTCCCGAGCCCGTCCACGAACCTTCAGGTGTCGGTCGACGGCACCAACATGACCGTCAGTATCGCTCCCGGTTCTGCCTGCATCAACGGGCATCTGGGGAAGGAGCCGGAGACACGCACACTGACGCTGGAAGCGGCGGCCGCAAAAGACCGCATCGATACCATCGTGTGCCGGCTGAACTGCGCGAAGGCCTACCGCAACATGGACTTCTATGTCCTTACCGGTACAGCCGCGGATACGCCGGTTGCTCCTACCCTGACGCAGGACGATGACTATTGCGAGATCGGTCTTGCCAACATCTATGTCGGCGCCAATGTCTCGGCCATCCTTGCATCCAAGGTGACGGACACCCGGCAGGACAGCACACGCTGCGGCCTTGTCGTAGCCAATCCGGAAGGAATCGACGTCACGACGCTGTTCGACCAGTACCAGGCAGCCCTTAAAGAATGGCTTGCGAAGATGGACAAGGACTACTCGGCGGCGCAGGCACAGATGACCGATGAGTACAACTCCTATGTAGCCAAGGCGATTGAATACCTGACGAACTACCAGGGCGTTATTAACGGGTACAGCACGACGGCACAGGGGAACCTGTCCAGTCTTCAGTCCGCCTTCGCAGGGTACAATACGCAGGCCAAGAGCCTGATTGCGGAGCTGGATGCCCTGATCTCCGGAGACGCGGCGGCCTCTCTGCAGCTTCAGATCGACAATATCAAGAACTCCGTCGTGAAGATCTTCTGTACCTGTGATGAATCTTTCAACGGGACGACGGTCACCTGCACGAACGGAACCACGACGGTCACGGGATATGTGGATGCCGGCACGGTCACTTTCTCGCTGTCCACACCGGGAACCTACACAGTCACGCCGGAGCTTACCGGATACGATTATGTAGTGGAAGCGAACTATCACGGCTATTATAATCTCCAGCTGCATGTCGCGACGCTGACGATCACGACCGTCGAGCAGTATGCCGGCGCCACGCTGACCTGCACGGACGGTACCACGACGAAGACGGCGATCGTTCCGGGAACGCATACGGTTACCTTCCACCTGCCGAACACCGGAACCTGGACCATCAGCAATACGCTGAATTCGGCTGTCCTAACCGAAAACATCACGGAATACACGACTTATACGGACAGCTTGAGCCTCGTATCCATCGTGGCGACCTTCTCCGACCAGAAATTCGTCGGAGCGACAGTCACCTGCAAGAAGGGCGACGAAGTCTATACCGTGACGCTTACCTCTACGCTGAAGGCAACCTTCTCGGTTGACTTGGGTGATTGGACGATTTATAATAGCCTCACGACGACGCAGCAGACAGTGCATGCGACGGAGTACACGAATTACAATGTATCGTTCCGGCTGGCCGTGATCACGGTAACGTGCGCACGGGCAGAATTCGAGGGAGCGACGGTTACCTGCAAGGATGGAACAAACACCTACACGGCAAAGGTTCCATCAACTCTGGCAGTATCCTTCGCAGTAAATACCGGGACGTATACGGTCAGCAACACCTTAACCACAGAAACAAAGAATGTAAGCGTTACGGAGTACACAGATTACTCCATGACGTTCGGCCTCGCCACGATCGCGGTTACGCTTGGCAGCAACGATTTCGTAGGCAAGACGGTGACCTGTACGGATGGGACAAGTACCTATACCGCCACAGTCACCTCTACGCTTGCGGTATCGTTTTCTGTCGGGCTTGGCACGTGGACGATCAGCAACTCGCTGAACTCGAAGACAAAAACGGTGGCGGCAACAGACTATACGACCTACCCAATTCAGATCGACGCCTATCATCTTTGGGGCTTCATCGAGCACATGGCGACGACGGATCCGGCAAGCCGTATCGAGTACACGAACGAGAATGCGAACTACACGCCTCTGACGGTAGACCTTGCATCGACGCACGTGGCTTCCTACGGCGGATGGTCGGAATGGCCCTGGCTTTTAGCCAATAAGCCGTATATGGTCAAGAACTCCGGCGAGGTCGATTATGAGCTTTCTTCCTCTGACTACACGAAGAAAGTGGATGGCACGACAGCAAGCGACGTCAACAACACAAGCTATGCAGGAGGTGCATTCTCATGGAGCCAGAAGCTCTACAAGAAGGAAACCATCAGCGGGACAGACCGGTACGTCATCTTCTCGGATTATCAGGTAGATTCAACATATAAGCCGCAGGGATGTATTGACCCAGATGGAAATGAGCTGGAAGGCTTCTGGATTCCGATGTTCTATGGATCGAATACGACAAGTCTTCGCCCGTTGGCCAACAGTACTACTCCATCTCCTTCAAAAACGATGGCACAGCAGAGAACTTATCTACAGGCCAATGGAACCAGACATATGTTTTTCGGGGGACCAGCTATTAACTTGCTTACGGACATCATGTACATGCTGGCGAAGACGACAGACATACAGGGAGCATTCGGAACCGGAAACAGCAGCGGTAGTTCGATACTGTCAAATCAGGTTGTAAACGGAGGACAGTTCTACGGCACATCAACAGGAAGCAGCCGGAATAAGATATTCCATTCACTGGTACTTGGAAGCTACAATCAATATCAAAGAGATCCTTATACCCAGGTAAGTAGCGGTGCTCTATATGTTACCGACAGATATAAATATACCGAGACTGCAACAGAACTGACAAACACCGGATATAACTATTCAAGCAATGCTCAAGGTGTTTACCCTACAATTTACCAGTTACAGGATGGATATGGAGCTTATCCTGTTTCTCCATACAATGGGTCTACCGCACTCGGTTCTTGCGATTATCTCTACGTAAGTAACGGCGGCATGTATGTCGGGCTCCGGTTTGGCTACTGCGGGCGTGGTCTTATTGCCGGCCCGCGTTGTCTGAGCCTGACTAATGCCGGCTCCTTCACGGCCGCGTACTTCGGCGCGTCCGATCTTCTGCTCCCACCTGTGGGCGTAAGTCCGTAAGGACTACGCCGCATTTAGGGGGTGTGGGGGTCTTCCCCCACAGGTTTTTGAAAGCTTGTAAATTGATAATTTTATAGGGGGTTTGAACGGCGGCAGTGTCGGGGTTCGTTCCCGGCGGGCTCCGGTTCGGCAACTACGGGAATGGTCTTAATGCCGGCCCGCGTTATCTGAACCTGAACAATGCCGGCTCCAACACGGACACGAACATCGGCGCGTCCTTAATTCTATCTATTAGCACAACCAATGCCGTTCATTCCCCTACCCCGCTGGCACATGAAACGGTGCTCACTCACGGTTATCCGGAAGATAAGGGAAAACAAATCCGATACAGGGCATAACATATAAGTGGTCGAACTTGATGGTATGTAGGAGATAGAAGTGAATTATTGCCCTCCGAAAAAAAGACAATATAAATACCTGTATAGAAAGGCGCTGGATTACAGCGTTATTAAGCAAGCATACAAAAACCTTCGAATTGGTAAATCGAGACGCATCGAAGTTATCATGGTAGATGCAAACTATGATTTCTATGCACAGAAGATCCATGACATGATACTTAATACAAAGCCAATACCGGTAAAGAATCCGGAATTAGCTTTTATGCCGGAAAAACTACAACCCACGAAAATCTTTGAACATGGAAAATGGCGTACGATTTATGAACCGCCGTTTCTTGAACAGTGGATCCATCACATCATAGTCCTTATTATAAAGCCTATTTTCTATGAGTATTCCTACCAGTATAGCTGTGGATCCATCCCGAATCGTGGAATGCACTATGGAATGAGATATATCAAAAAAGCACTGACGGATGAAAAGGCCACTAGAAATTTTGCACAGATGGATGTGCGACATTTCTTTAATTCGTGCCGACGCAAAGACATCCTGAATATGCTGCATCGTTTTATTAAAGACGATTGGTTCCTATATCTCGTCTATAAATGCCTATATTGGTTCCCAAACCAACTTCCATTAGGAATGTACATTTCACAATGGTTTGCAAATTTATATCTGTGGAAAATCGACCACCTCATCGTTAATAAGCTGAAAGCTCCATACTATGTACGATATCTTGATGATATGATTCTTTTTGCACCTTCAAAAAAGGAACTGCAAAAAGACATTATTGAAATCAAAAAATCACTTGGAAGACAGCACCTTCGTCTAAAACGAAACTATTATGTATCTCCGTTCTGGTATGTAAAGAAGAATGGAAAAATAAGAGGTAAGAAATTAGATACGATGGGATTCGTTTTTACCAGAGAAGCCGTAACGATGCGAAAGTGCATTATGATTAAAACGGCACAACAAGCCAGAAGACTCAATAAGAAACGGATACAAGGTAAACCGCTTACATGGTATGACGGAGTATCATTCCTTTCCCGTGTAGGATGGATGACCAATACGAATACATACGGTTGGTATTTGCAGCACATCAAACCGTATGATCTCATAAAGCGCCTAAAACGTCTTGTTTCCAAACATGACAGAAAGGAGATAGACAAGCATGACAGCATGGAAGACCGAGCAGTGCGCAAGCGAGCCGCAGCCTTTCGAGCAAGTTTCGGCCTCAAGCTGGATCCAGCGTAAGGACATCACGAAAGTAGATGTTCCCGAAACGGAGACAGAGCCGGCACACTCCTATTGGACGTGCCAGAGCCGATTCCTTACCCTTTCCGAGTATACTTTCGAGAAGGAATTCGAAGCGGCCACAGCAGATCGGGTAGCCATTATGGAAGTTCTTGCATCTATGTGAGAGGAGGATAGCGAATGAGTACGAAGGTACCGATCTATGTACGGCTTATTATCCGGCATGCATGGACCATCGATACGGTAAAGGCCAGAGAGCCGGCGGCCGTCGATGATGTCATCGCAGAGCTGAAAGCCGAAGGCTACGATGAGAACGGATATCCGCTCCCGACGATATAAAATATCGTAATGCGTTATAACCCAACAAATACATGGCATAGCGTATCGGAATCTGCTATCTTGTAGGCGGAGGGATGAACATGGACGACAAGAATCTGGAAGCACTGGAATTCTACATTGACCTGACAGAGAAGCAGGCATCCGCTATCGAGAAGATGAGCGAGATCATAAAGTCGCAGGCAGAACAGATTGCGCAGATGAAAGAGGTGTACGGATTCGTCGACATGAAGAAGTGACTACTTAAGTGGGGGAGGATGCTTACGTAGCTTGGAGCCGGAAGGCTCTTTTTTTGTACCTAAAAATGGGAGTGTATGCCATGGATAAATTGATTAACTGGATCCTCGGCGGCCAGCTCTACCGCTTGGGAAATATCATCGGGGGCGAAACAAATGACAGCAACGGAAATAACGGGAACAATTGCGATTGCAGTAATCGGGTCCGGCGGTGTAGTCGGTCTGTTCTTCTACTTCATACGCCGGTACATCGAGAAGAAATTAAATACCGCGGAAGAACTGAAGGCACAGGAGAAAAAAGAGCGGCAGGAACGCCGAAAGGTAACCATGAAGCTGCAATATGCAAATGGTAGGCTTCTCTTCTGGATGCATCGAGCCATCGTCAAAGGAGAACATAACGGAGAACTCGAAGATGCATTCTCTGAATACCAGAAGGCGGAAGCGGAACAGAAAGCGATAGAACAGGAGATCGTATCCCGGAACAATGAAGACGGGTGAAAGGGGCGGCCATGGCAAGACAGAATGATATGGCAGAGTACAAGCAGCTTTCGATGGAAGACCGTAAGAAATACGATCAGGAATTTCGAGATCTCGCACATGACGAGGCAGAAGAGGCCGTCAAGAGGGAGATACGGAAGCGCCGTGAAGCGCTGCACCCTCCACGCCGGTACCCGTCCACATCGAAGATTATCGCCTGGATCGTCCTGACTGCGGACATCGGAGGTATCCTCTGGGTCATGAAGCTGATGGAGAAATATCCAGAATATGCCATCAGTTCCGGTCTCTACACGCTGATCGGATTGTTCGCGACCACGACGGCAACCATCATCGCCTATTTTCTTAAAAGCGCAGCCGACCATAAGGCCGGCATTTTTGATTCTACAGGAACCATTCCACCAGTTTCCGGATGCGAGGATATCCCGGCCGGAAACGCCAGCCTAAACGAAGACGCCGCAGATAACGGCGGATTCATCGATTGAAAGGAGCAACATGACATTACCATTATTCCTTACACTGTTCGCGGTCTTCTCCATCCTTGCGACGGCACTGACCGAGTGCATCAAGAAGATGTTCACGGGTAACTATTCTAGTAATATAATTGCGGCCATCGTGTCGGTGGCACTCGGAATCGGAGGCACGCTCCTCGTCTATTACTTCCGAGGGATACAGATGACGGGAATCAACATCGTCTGTGCCGGCATCATGGCATTATTTATCTGGATGGGTTCTATGCTCGGTTACGATAAGATCAAGCAGATGATCGAGCAGATTATATCGATGTTGGGAAAGTAAATACACTGATATGTAATGGCCTCCTGTCAAGAGCAAATTAACAGGAAATCATTTTTGTAACTGAGCACATCCTGAAGAGGCTTCAGACGTATCAGTCCACGGCCTTGGCCACTCTGATATACGCG